TGCCCCAAAGGACCCTTGATATCCTAGAGCTAACTCGGCTACCTTACCTTTTTTACGGTAAGCATAGTTAGCATGGCCTTCCACAATAGTATCTATGGGTATATTAAACATTTTAGCGGCCGAGTATTCATAAATTTTCCCATCGCCCTCAAATACCTTAATGCGTTCTTTGCTTCCAGCTAGGTAAGCTAAGACCCGGGCCTCAATGGCCGAGAAATCACAGATAATAAAGCTATGCCAAACCTCCGGAATTAGACTTGGTCTAATAAGGTTTTTTAAATCACTCGGCACAAAATTGCCGCCTTTTAGCTTATTAACAACCTCAATATTAGTCGGGGCTTGCCATAAGGCTATGTCCTCTTTGAGAGCCTGGTCTATATCGCCACCCGGTAAGTTCTGGCATTGCACTAAAGTGCCAGCATCTCGCCCCGTGTGGGCCTCGTAATGCCGATGTACGCCTCGTATCCGATCGCCTTTACCAGCTATTTCAAGCATTTTTGTAAACTTAGCTACGCTAGAGGTAGCTAAGGCGTCCTTTAGTCTTAAAGCTTCTAGATGTGGGTATTCAGTTAATAACTCGGCCCTAGCTTCCTTGTTAAGACTTGTTACTGGTTTCCCTATTTCCTTTGATAACCATGCGCTAAACTGGCTATTACTATTTGGGTTTTCTAATCCGGTTATAACTTTTAACTTTGTCATAGCTAATTCTTTGTAAGTCTCATAGGCTTTTACACAGTTTTCTATAAAGGCTATATCGCACTTAATACCTCGGTCATTAATCTTACTATCCAACTCATATTCGGATAAATCATTCCAGGCTTCGACTTTTAAGGACGCTTCGGCATCCACATCCGCTATACAATACTTCTTAAACAATTCCCAATCGGCTAAGTTATGCTTCGGTAAATTCCTGGTCCTACCACCATTTACCTTAGTCGGTTTACAAGGTATCGAAAAATACTTTATAAGCCTTTTTCCCTCGGTGTCCTTCTGTTCTTTGCCTATAACTGCGGCCACTGTTCCGAGTTGCCCGATAACGCCACTTCTATTAGCGGCTACTCTACTACACAGCCAGTTTTTGGGTTCTAGGTACTCTTTGAAATGCCTGGATAATATTATTCTTTCAAATTGGGCATTAAACGCCACTTTAACATTATCCGGGTTCATAATAGCTTTTTTAATACTATCGGGGATACCATCATGATACACGTCTAAACAGACAGTTGGACCGTTATTAATCCTGTAGGCCATTAGTAATACTTCGGCTTGTTCCGAGTATTTGTAAACGCCCAATTTTATTGGAATTGGGCTATATGTTTCTAGGTCTATCCTTATTATCATTTCTTAATTTCCTTCCTTCCTTGGTAAATATGTGAAATCAAATTTTTTTGGTTTATTACAACACTGTTCCAGGGAATAAATTACCTGGTCTATTAGTAGTATCATTTGTTCCTTAGTTTTACATTTTTTTAGGTCTTCTAAGTCCTTAATAATGTCCTCTATCATAGTAAGCGCCCATAGTACTCATTCCACATACTGGCCCAGTATTCTTGGACCTCAATATAACACTCTGGACATAATACAATGTAGTTATTAAAGTCCTCCACATAGGCCGTGTTTTGCTGGCATACTTTGCCCTTAAAACAACCACACTTAACACTAAATTTAGTTCCATCTAACATATAATCCTCCTTATAAGGAGGGCCTTAGCCCTCCCTCAATCAAAATGGTGTTTCTTCGTTATTTGGCTTGGCTTCATACCCAAAGTCGATGTCTGGTTCACCTGCGCCTTGTCCCTGGCCTTCTTCGATAACCTGGATTTTTACTAAATATAGCGAATATCCGCTGTTTGTATTCTTGTAAATACCTGGCTTTAACATCAGGTTAACCCTAGAATCCCACCAGTTAACCGTAGTAATATCTAGGTTTTTTCCATACATGTCCACGGCTGTATAGTCGTATCCAGTATACGGCTTAATATAATAAGTTCCCCAGGGATTTTTAAACTCTTTACCGGCGTTTTCAGAATTACCCTCAAACTTGGCCTGGGCAGCTTCACCCATCGAGTCCCCATCGTTATAAATGGGAAAGTTCTTGATCTTTTTGGTAGCTGTGATATTAAGCTTTTCCTTATATGCACGTGTGAATATTTTGACCAAATCTTCATATTGTTCCTTACTTATCTCGGCACAACAGTTATACCTATCTTTACCTATCTCACTGTTATCCCTAGCAGCTAGGTGGGTGTGAAAAAGCCTAGCACTGTTGATTATTAAATACCCGCCATCTGAAATAGCTATTCCTGACTCAAATTGTTTACTCATTGTTTTAATCTCCTTTAAACATTATTTTTACTCTCTCATTATACATCAGGTATTTACTTTTGTCAACATTGACTTTTGTAACACTTTAATATATAATGTAACCTTATTATATAAATAGAAAGGGAGCGTAAACGATGTTAAGAGAGTATCAAAAGGAGGCCGCCAATTTTTTATGGAATCACCCTAGGGCGGCCCTTTTCTTAGGGTGTGGGTACGGTAAAACCTTGATTTGCCTGGCTGTTATGGACCTGCTAATCAAAAGAGGCCTAGTTAAAACAATTGTTCTAATCGCGCCACCGGCTGTTTTAAAAACAACCTGGCAAGACGAAGCTAAGAAATGGGGCTATGAACAGGTTATACCGCATATACATTTTGTTAGCAATTGTAACACTAAAACCTTATATGCCGAGTACGATTTAATGGTAGTCGATGAACTATCAGCCTTTAAGGACACTGGGACAAATAGATTTAGGATAGCTAAAAAAACCAAATGTAAAAGGTTTATAGGCCTAACCGGAACCCCAGTAGGCAACGGCCTAGCAGACCTTTACGGTCAAATGAAACTTATTATTCCCGCTTGGTATAACAAAAGCCAATTTATGGATACATATTTTACCCCGGCATTACAAAATGGCTATATAGTATATAAATGGGCGCCACGGCCCAATGCCGAGGTTAATATCTTTGAAAACATAAAAGATTATTGTTTTCGGGTGGATGCCACGATTGAATTACCTGAAATAAGTTACCAGGTTGATAACGTAGTTTTACCTAGCAACATGCTTGCTAGGTATAAAAAGTTTAAGCAAGACCTATTGCTAGAATTAAAAGAGGATACCATAACGGCCGCTAACTAATAAGCTGCTCCAATTTTGCTCAGGCGCTATGGTAACACCTAAAGGGTATGAGTTTTTACATAGCAAAAAGACCGAGGCTTTAGAAAAGTTGCTATATGAGCCTAGTGCCATATTCTACGCATATAAACACGAAAAAGAAGCTATAGCTCTATTGCTAGGTAAAACTAAGCGGACTTTTACATATGATGACTATGAGGGTTGGAATAAGGGTAAATATGACCACATAGTATTACACCCCAAGGCGGCCGGATATGGGCTTAATTTACAGGATGGGGGCCGGCTTATAATCTGGTATACCATGACTTGGAGTCTAGAACAATACATGCAGGCCAATGCTAGGCTATACCGGTCCGGGCAAAAAAACAATGTTATAGTTAAGCATTTAATTACAAGTGGGACAGATGAAGCTAAAGTATACAGGGCCATACAGGCAAAAGAAAAAACACTTGACTTATTCCTAAGTTTATTTGATAAGTAAGTAAGGGCCTGGTAAAACAGGCCTTTACTTTTGTCATTTTTTATGTTACACTTGTAACATAAGATTAGGGAGGAAGCTAAGATGAAAATTGATAAATACTATTTTATTAAACATGCAGGACAATTTTTAAGAGGCCGCTATGTAAAAATGGCGCAGTATGGTAATATAGAGTTATACAAGCAGCTACACAATAAAGTAATTAGTTGCTACGTGTATAAAAAGGACGCCCAAGAGCTTATAGAGTATTCGACTATGTTGCCCAGTGAAATGCACATGCTAATAGTAGGAGTAAATGAGGAGTTGCGAAAATATGGACATTCGTATCAAAGTGGCCTTACTAAGAAGGTTTAAGAATATATCAGTTGCCGCGGCAGCCTTGGGAGTATCAAGAATGACTCTATACAGATGGAGTTACGAAAGAATTAGGAGGGAAATCAATGGCGGACTTGGAGGCCTTGAGGGCCAAGCTACAAAAATTGAATCAAGTGAAAATAGATAATGAAACCATGGAACTTATAGAAGTCGCTAGAGTTAGCCAGCGGCAATTATTAAGTGGCTTTAATATAACAGAAGCTTCACTCAAGATATTTCTTGATTCAAATGGCCTTGAAACTGACCCTAAAAGTGCATGTCGGCACTTAGTAATAACTAATAAGTATATAGCCCCGAATGCCACCATGGTTGACGCTTTCTTAAATAGGAATATTATCGATATTCCCCAAATTTATGATGATATCCCGGATAACTTCGAGGAGGACGAAAATGAGGACAAGTGACCTGGTAGCACCAGGTTTTTACGATTTATGGAATGCAGATAAATACTTCACCTATATAGCCGCTAGAGGCGGCCGAAGTTCCGGGAAATCCTCGACGATTTCGCTCAGACTGGTTAAAAAGATAATGACCCTGCCCATTAACGTTCTAATAGTTAGGAAAGTAGCTAATACTTTGCTAACAAGCTGCTATGAACAGATAAAATGGGCTATTAATAGCTTAGGTGTTAACCATTACTTTAAATGTACGGTTAGCCCTATGAGGATAACTTATTTACCAACTGGGCAAGCCTTTCTGTTTATGGGCGCGGATAAACCGGGGCAGTTAAAGTCTTTCAAGATGTCTAATTTCCCCATAACTGATATATGGTTTGAAGAAGTAGACGAACACAGGACCGAGAACGATGTTAATGTCATCGAAGATTCTATAGTTAGGGGGACTTTACCCGATGGTCTTAAATTTACTGTTTGGTACAGTTATAACCCACCTAAAAGGCGGACCAACTGGACAAACCTTAAATTCGATATTTCTAGTAAAACTTTGTTTGTCCATAAGTCAGACTATACAATGAACCCTTGGGCTGGGCCAGATGTCCACGCTAAAGCCGAGGAGAAGCGTAAGCATAATGAAATGTTCTACCGCTGGTATTGGCTTGGTGAGCCAGTCGGTGGAGCTTTAAGGCCTTTTAACAATGTGGTTATTAAAGAATTTAACATAGATAAACTAACCAATATTTCGCAAGGCCTAGACTTTGGGTGGACGGCCCCCATGGCCCATAGCCGGCACGCTCTCGTTGGCCAAGATTTATACCTATTTGGCGAGATGTACAAGGTAAAAATGGGCCTAGATACTTATTACAAGAGAATACTAGATCACAAATGGAATGACTTTATGATTTATGGGGATAGTGAGGATGCTAGGTCCATAGATGATTTAAAAGCCAAAGGGCTTAGAATTCGTAAAGCCACTAAGGGGGGTGGTTCGGTAACCCACGGCCTTGACTGGCTAGATGGCTTAAACAGTATCTATATACATCCAACTCTTTGCCCGAACGGGGCGCGAGAGTTTAACACCGCGGAATACAAAATTGATAAAGATGGCAATTGTATTGATGAACTGGATGGCTCAATTCATTTTATAGATGCCACGAGATACGGATGTGAAAAGTTCATGGGGCGAGACTTGAACGCATTCTTTAAAGGAGGAAACTAGAATGGAACCTGTAAAAACATTTACAGAATTGACGGCGGATACCATTATAACTACGCCGGACATAATACGAAACTTAATAGTCACGCATGACCGGGCTTCTAAGTTAGAAGCTAAGGAATATTATGAAAATAGGGAGGGCGCTAATAACTTTCTTAAAAAGCTTATTCGGCAAAAAATAAATTACTTACTTGGTAAACCGATTTCAGTTGACAAAGAGCTAGAACTAGACTTTGACGACTTTTTAAAACCATGGGGGCGCGAGGCGTCTATTCAAGGGGTTTCATGGCTTCACGTATACGTGGATGGCCGTGGACAATTTGCAACTAGAGTTATACCAGGGCATGAGATAATCCCCATCTATGACCCAGTTTTTAACACGGATATAGTGGAAATAATAAGGTATTATCAAATCGAGGTTATCCGGGAGCGCGGTGGCATGAAGGTACTTAGGACCCGCGCGGAAGTGTGGGACTCTGAGAAAGTTACCTATTACCAGGAAGACGATGAAGGCATGTACGCCCTGGATTTTACCGTTTTGAACCCAGTTTACCACTTTACTAAAGCCAGTTACCTATTAAACAAGGTTTTTAAAGTAGATAAAAGCGGCTGGGGAGCGCCACCGTTTGTCCCTTTATATAACAACGATGAGCGAGCCAGTGACTTTGCAGATATCAGGACCTTGGTTAAGGCTTATGATAGTGTATTGGATAATTTTAACAGTAATATTGAAGCCTTGCAGGACTCTTTATTACTAATTAAAGATAAGAGTTATACCCAATATGCTGAGTTACTCGAGTTAATCAAAGAATATAAAATATTACCGGTAGAGGAAACCGGGGACGCTAAGTATTTGACTTTGGATATACCAACCGAAGCCAGGGAAAAAATACTTAGCATATATAAGACCAACATTTATGAGTTCGGAATGGGCGTCGATACTCGTAAACTGGCTGACGGCTCAGCCCTAACTAATTATGTAGTAAAAGCCCGAATGATTGATCTGGACATGAAGGCCAATGAATTCGCGGCGGAGCTAAACAAGGCCATAGCAATATTACTCAATTTTTATAATAGTTTCAAAAATAGAACAAGTATTACAGTATTTAAGAAAAAAAATAATGAGGTAGACATCAGTTTTAACAAGAATATTTTAATAAATGAGACAGAAATATTAACGGCCATGGTTCCCCACGTTGGCTTGGTATCCCGGGAAACCTGGTTGAAAAACCACCCTTGGGTTACTGATGTTGCCGCGGAAATGGAGAGATTAGACCATGAAGAACTTGGATTTGGCGGAAGTGCTGGCACTTCCAAACCGTAAAATGAGGCTATTTGTAGCCTCTTTTTTATTGTCTGAGAGTCAAACGGAGGCAAACCGTCTAGAGGCAGAATTGACCAGTAAAACAAAGAAAGAATACGCGGCAATAGTTGCCGCTATAGAATTACGGCAACAAGTTACAATAGAAAGCAGTTTAAAAGCCGAAGACATAGTCCTTAAAAAAATAGGTGGTTTAACTTTTAAGGACCGGCTTTATAAAAGATCAAGGGTTTTTACAAGCCGAATTATGTCCACCATTAACCAAGGGCTACAGGAGGGCCTAGCATATGCAGATATTGCGATTAAAATTAAGCCCTTATTGGATAATATAAAATCCAACAGTGAGTTAATAGCATGGACAGAGGGGCATAGGATACAAGAGGCCGCTAGGGACGCGGCCTATGATGACGCCTTAAAAGTTACTGATTTTAATGTGCTGTGGACTAGTGCAAGCGATAATAGAGTAAGGCCACGGCATAGGTCACTAAATGGGGCCAAAAGAGGCGCAGATGGCTATTTTGAGATAGATGGGCTAAGAGCCAAATACCCCGGTGGATTTGGCGTGGCCTCTATGGATTGTCGTTGTCGTTGCTCAACTTATATTGATTTTGATTACTTAGCATGATACAATATCCTTAAATAGGGTGGTAGCACCACCGAAAAAAAGCGCGGAGGATTATATTATGAAGTTTTCAGAGTATCTAAAAAGCATTGATGGGGACGTCACCATCGAAAAAATTACGGCTATTTTTGGGGACAAAGATATCGTCTTAAACGGTATACCCAAAGACAAATTTAATGACAAGATCGCGGAGATCAATACCTTAAAAAGCCAGTTATCCGATGTTAATACTAAGCTAGATGAACTTAGCAAAAAGCCGGATATGACCGAGGAAATTAATAAGTTAAAAGGGCAATTGGCCGCGAAGGAACAAGAATTTATCATAAGTCAGAAAACCGGGATAGTGACTGAAAAGCTTAAGGAATTAGGTTGTGCTTATCCCGAGTTAATTGTTAACCAGCTGGGAGACCTCTCAACTGTTGACATAGATAAGCTAGATATTAAACCGGTAATGGAAAAATTCCCAAATATGTTTCCTAAGGAGCAAACCGCTAACACATCGGCAGCCAGCACTACGACCGGAGTTAATGCGCCAGCCGCCACCAGG